TATAATAAAAATTAAAAGACCTGAAACTCCTTTTTCAGATGGACCACCATGCATTGAAAGTTTAACTCAAAATAAATTAGAAGACGGTCGAGACAGAGTTATGTATCAATACATTGTATACGCTAAAAGAAAATGGCCGGAAAATTGGCAAGATAAAATTTTTGAATTTAATTATAATTATTTTAAAATTCCCTTAGACCAAAAAGTAATTACAGGAAAAATAAAAACAAACGAAAAGAATGATTTTAATTACAAATGTAACGAAGAACCAATGTGTGATGTTTGTGATAAAAAATTATGTAAATCTAGAAAGTTTGGTATCGGACAAGAAGCAATATTTCCTAATCTTACAGACCTGCAGGTTGTTAACCTGGAGGAACCATACTATTACATGAATGTAGATGGTGATAGACTATATTTAGATTCAGCAAAACATTTAACAAATCAAAGTTTATTTCAAGAAGAGTGTGTTAAACAATTAAGATTAAATCCACCAACACTCAAAACAAACGATTGGAAAAAACTTACAAACATACTTTTAAATGGTGCAGAGATAACAGAACCAGCAGAGGGCACAGGTACAAAAGATATACTAAGAAACTATCTTGAAGACTATTGTGTAAACAGAATACAAAAAGATGATTTTGAAGATTTAAAAAATGGTGGAACATATACTAAAGAGGGCTATCATTATTTTGTATTTGATAATTTTTTTCATAACTACTTATCCAGAAAACATTGGAAGGTGCCATATCAAAGAACATCACAGATGTTAAAAGATAATTTAAATTGTGGAACCAAACGCGTTGGTAAACACAAGTTATCCGTATTTATCGTATCTAGGTTCGATAAAAAAGAAGAAACATATAAACCTAAAACTTTTAAAAAAGATAATTATTAATAGGAGAAAAAATGGAAAAAATAAATTTTGAACAATTAACAACCATACCAATTTCAATGGGAGGTCAAATAGAGTTACCAAAAGAATTAGATTATTTAGGAGATAAAAAACCATACATTATATATGACAAAGAATTTAAAACTAAAAAAAAATCAAAAAAATATGGAGATGGTGCGAGAGAATATTTTACTGAAATTAGAAAAACAATGAATAGAGGATATTTAAATCAATACCATTGCAATAATATTATAAATTTAATGGATAGATATTATAGAAAACCCGATAGATGGAGAGCGTATAGACCTCACATCGTTTGTATAGAATATGCTTTTGGAGAGAAATGGGGTGAGGATACTTTTTATTTTCATTTAAATAAATATTTTAATGGATGTTTTCGTCCATACATATCTAATCCATCTGTGATTAACGGACCTGTTTGTTTTAGTTCACCTAAAATTCATGACAATGCTTCTGATAGAAATTTTGTAATGAATATGTTCAGAAGATCTATCGAAGATCAAATAATAGATTTTAAATATAATAAAAACAATGGTCAATCAGGTGTTCACGAAGTTCATCACAAAGACACTACTTTTATAAATCTAATGTTAGGTTTTGCAGATCAAGTTATGAAAATACATTCCAGAGTAGAGTTTGAAAGTTATATAAAACCTTTTGGAAAATATTATCCTAGTGACGGGGCTAGATTTGACAAAGATAATGTAAAAGGAATGGCCATATGTAAGGCTTTTAAAAAATATCATGAAAAAAATGCTAAATTAGAATTAATAAACAAAGGAGAGCACAGACAAGAAACTTCCGAAGAAATTAAATTTAATACGAGTTTAAGAAACATGATAAAGGAGTCAACAGATAAATGAGAACTATAATATATGGACCGCCAGGAACAGGTAAAACACACACTTTGTTACAACATATAGAAAAATTTTTAGAAACAACAGAACCTGATAAGATTGGATATTTTACATTTAGTAAAAACGCTGCGATAGAAGGTAAAGAAAGAGCTGCACTTAAATTTAAATTATCTCTATCAGATGATCTGCCATACTTTCAAACTCTACATTCGTTTTGTTTTAATCAACTTGGTTTAAGTAGAAACCAAGTAATGAAAGAAAAACATTATAAAGAATTAGGAGAAAAGATGGGAATAGAAATAGAAGGAACACAACAGGATGAAGACCATGATGGTGTTTTTTATTCAAAGAATCCATATATACAACTAATAAATATAGCACGATCAAAAGAAATAGATCCTGTAAAATATTATCATCTTACAGACAACCCAAAAGTATCGTTAAATAAATTAAAAATTATATCAGAGGAATTACAAAGATATAAAATAGAACACGGTCTAGTTGACTTTCCTGACATGATAGAAAAATTTTTAAGTGGTGGCGATACACCAAAACTAAGAGTCATGTTTGTAGATGAAGCACAAGATTTAAGTTTGATACAATGGAAGTTAGTAAGACGAATAGAGGAGTCAGCAACAGATTCTTTTATTGCTGGTGATGATGACCAGGGTATTTATAAATGGAATGGTGCACACGTAAATACATTTATAAATTTAGAAGGCACAAGAAAGATATTAGAGCAATCACATAGGGTGCCACAAAAACCTTTTGAACTTGCAAACAAAATTATAAACAAAGTAAAAAACAGAGTAGACAAAAAATATTATCCAAAAGAAAAAGAAGGATCTGTAAAACGTTGTCAAAGTTTACATGAAGTAAATTTTACAACAGGTAAATGGTTAGTGTTAGCCACAGCAAATTATATGTTAAGTGATATAGGTGATGTCTTAGATGAAAAAGGTTTGTATTGGCAAAGACGAAAAGCAACACCTAGAGTAAAAAATATATACGAAATTATACAAAAATGGGATGAATTAAAAACAGGTGTGCCTATGCATTTTAATGATTGTAAAAAAATATTTAACAAAATGAATAAAAACTGGAACAAAAAATTATTTAAAGCTATGGTCAAAGACCAGTTTTATGATATCGATGATTTAAAACAGAAGTATGGTTTGCAAACAGAAGCAGACTGGCAAGAGGCATTAGACGAATTAGGAGATGAAGACATAAGAAAGATAACAAAACTAATTAAATCAGGAGAGGATTTAACTAGAGACCCAAGAATAAGTGTTTCTACAATACATGGAGTAAAGGGTAATGAAAGAGAGAATGTAGTTGTAACAACAGATTTGTCGAATGCAGCGTTTATTGATTATCAAAAAAATTCAGATGATACACACAGATTATTTTACGTTGCATGCACAAGAACAGAAAACAATTTATTTATAATCGAACCACAAAGGAAAAAAGCATATGACATCTAAAGATTTATTTAAAGGCACAACATACAAATCACTAGAAGAACAGGTTGGTGGCAAACACTATCGCACCATGAAAATTCAACCAGCACATTTTATTAATGAAAATAAACTCTTGTTTGCTGAGGGGAATGCTATAAAGTATATTTGCAGGCACTCTGTAAAAGGAAAGGAAGAAGATATTAGAAAAGCAATTCATTATTTAGAAATGATTTTAGAGAGAGATTATTCATGAAGCCAATATTTAAACCACAAACAGAATGGTTACCACCAGAGTCTTTTCCTGATCTATCAAAGTATGATGAGATCGCGATAGACTTAGAGACAAAAGACCCAGAATTAAAAACTATGGGCTCTGGCTCTGTTACCGGTAAAGGTAATATTGTTGGTATAGCTGTGGCTGTGCATAATTGGAAAGGTTATTATCCTATCGCTCATGAAGGTGGTGGTAATATGGATAAAAGCATGGTCCTAAAATGGTTTCAAGATGTGTTAAACACAGAGGCCACAAAGATATTTCACAACGCCATGTATGACGTATGTTTTATTAAAGCTACAGGATTAAACATATCTGGAGAGATTGTAGATACTATGATTGCTGGCTCTCTCGTGGACGAGAATCGCTTTCGTTATGATTTAGGCTCTATGGGTCGTGATTATCTAGGAATAGGCAAAAACGAGGCTGTATTAAAAGAAACTGCAGATCTTTGGGGTGTAGATGCTAAATCAGAAATGTACAAATTACCTGCAATGTATGTGGGTGAGTATGCAGAACAAGATGCAGAGCTAACTCTTAAACTTTGGCAAGAGATGAAAAAACAAATGTATCACGAAGATGTAGAGGATATATTTAAATTAGAGACTGAACTCTTTCCTTGCCTAGTCGATATGCGTTTTTTAGGTGTACGTGTAGATACTGAAGCAGCATATGAATTGAAGCAACAATTACTAACAGAAGAAAAAGAATGCCTACACAAAGTAAAAAAAGAAACATCAATAGATGTTCAAATATGGGCTGCACGTTCAATAGAGAAAGTTTTTCAAAAACTAAACCTACCATACGACCTAACTGCCAAAACACGTTCTCCATCATTTACTAAAAACTTTCTGCAGAATCACCCACACCCAATGGTGAAGTTGATAGCTCGTGCTAGAGAAATAAATAAATCTCATACTACATTTATTGATACCATATTAAAACACCAACATAAAGGTAGAATACATGCAGAGATTAATCAAATAAGATCAGATCAAGGTGGGACCGTGACTGGTAGATTTAGTTATAACAATCCAAACTTACAGCAGATACCAGCACGGAACAAAGAACTCGGACCACGAATCAGAAGTTTATTCATACCAGAAGATAATTGTCAATGGGGTTGCTTTGACTATTCACAACAAGAACCACGTTTAGTTACACACTATGCTAGTCTTGATAAACTCTATGGTGTGGACGAAGTATTAAACGCATACAATGAAGGTGAAGCAGACTTTCACCAGATTGTATCTGACATGGCTAACATACCAAGATCACAAGCTAAAACTATAAATCTTGGTTTGTTTTATGGTATGGGTAAAAATAAATTACAAGCAGAGTTAGGCGTATCAAAAGAAGATGCTGAAGATTTATTTAAAACGTATCACGACAAAGTGCCATTTGTAAAAATGTTAATGGAGAGTGTTATGCGTAGAGCACAAGACAAAGGTCGTGTTAGAACTTTACTAGGTCGCAGGTGTAGATTTAATTTGTGGGAGCCTAATCAGTTCGGGATACACAGAGCGTTGAATCACGAAGATGCACTCGCGGAACACGGACCAGGAATCAGAAGAGCGTTTACATACAAGGCTTTAAATAGATTAATACAAGGATCAGCTGCTGACATGACAAAGAAAGCTATGGTAGACCTATACAAAGAAGGCATCACACCGCATATACAAGTTCATGATGAACTTGATATATCTATTGAATCTGCAGATCATGCTGATAAGATAAAACAAATTATGGAAGGGGCTGTTGC